AAGTGCAACTGGTAACGTTAATGATTTATTGGCCATGAAAGGATTTGTATATCGAACAAGTCGAGCAGTTGGAAGTTCCACACTGCCACCGCCAGGCGGTATTGTATCATAACATATTTATATAAAATGGAACATAATGGATAAAATAACAGTTTTATTTCCTGGCGGATTCAAGCCATTAACTGGAGCTCATTTAGCATTAGCTCAACGTTATGCCGAATCTCCACAAGTAGGTCAAGTAATATTACTTATAGGACCTCAACCTAGAGAAGGAATTACACGAGAACAAAGCATTGAAATGTTTAATCTGCTTAACGATAATCCGGACATACGAATTCAACCCACCGAATTTAATTCTCCAATAGTAGCTGCATATGAATATTTATTTGCATTATCATCAGATGCAAAAGGTCGTTATGCAATGGCTGCATCTACAAAAGGCGATGATTATGTTAGAGCAAAAGATTTTGTTCCTAACGTAGACAAATATGCAACTATCGGTGATAAAAAAGGACGCAAAATACCTATGGGCATTGATGCAACCGAGTTAAGTATCGATGTAGAGCCAGAAACATATGCCAACGGAACACCTATATCAGCAACCATCGTACGCAAAGCTATTATGAATCGAGATTATAAAACATTTCGTGCATCATATCCGCAATATAAAGATGCTCTAGTAAAAAATGCATGGCAAATTGCAACAGGTTTGCAAGAAGCATTATTTACAAAAAATTGGTGGGCGAAACAATTACAAGAAGATGTGGATGAAGTTTTTGGAGCAACAATGAATGCTGCTGAAACTCAACGACATAAACAAAAAATTAACAAGTTAAAAAACTTTTTAGATAAACAAGATGATCATAGTTTTGTATATGATTTCGAAAAATTTCCTAAAACTGTATATGGTGCTAGATTAATGGAGGGCGGTGCCGCGGGCCATATGGCACACCCGTGGGATGACCATGGTTTAACTTTTAATGATGTTAAAGAAATAATATCTCGTGCATTAGAAGGCCGTTTAGATATTGAACAAGCAGTAACAGAAAAAACCGACGGGCAAAACATTCAAGTAACTTGGAAAAACGGACAAATTGGATTTGCACGAAATAAAGGTACTGTTATTACGCCAATGTCAGTTCAAGAAATACAAAATAAATTTGGAGGAAGGGGACCGATATCAGATGCATTTGGAAATGCTGCAGAAGATTTAGCTGAAGCATTTAGTCGTGTACCACAAGATAAACTCAATCAAATTTTTAAGAATGGTCGAGTATTTGCAAACATGGAAATTATCTATCCAGCTACGAAAAATGTTATTTCATATGAAGTTGCAGTATTACAATTTCACAATTTAATAGAATATGATGAACAAGGCAATCAAGTAGAAACAGATTTAACAGGCGGTAGTACTTTGCAAGGTATTATTCAAGATGCTAATGCACATCTTCAAAAAACATTTTCATTTATTCCTCCGCAGCGAATCAAAATAGGTAAAATTTCTAATTTTGAAGATCAACAAGCTGCGTTCTTTAATGAAGTTGCACAATTACAAAATCGTTACGGGCTTAAAGATACTGATCGATTAACTGAATATCATCGAGCTTGGTGGTCAGATGTTATTAAAACTCAAGCTGATAAAATGGGATATGATATTCCAGAAAATATATTAAACACATTAATTTATCGTTGGGCATTTTTTGATAAATCAGAAAGCATGGCTGCACTTAAAAAACAAATAGATAATGCAGAATTTTTAAATTGGGTGCAAGAATTTGATAAAAATGAATTTAAACGTTATTACAAACAAAACATGGAACCATTCGAAACATTATTTTTACGATTGGGTGCAGTAGCATTAAAAAATGCAGAAAATTTCTTAGCAGCAAATCCATCAAAAACGGTTCAAACAATTAAACAAGAGCTAGCTGAACTTATAAGAGAACTTCAAAATAATCCAAATCCGCAGACAGTTGCAAAATTAGAATTAGAACTTAAACGCATTGAACGTTTAGGAGGATTTGATGCAATCGTGCCGTCCGAAGGTGTAGTATTTACATATCGCGGAAATACGTATAAGCTTACTGGAGCATTTGCACCTGTTAATCAGATACTAGGAGTACTGAAATACGCACGTTGATATATTTATATTAAAATTGGAATTTAATTATGTCTCAAAAACACAAAAGCAAGTATAAAACACCAAAAGATTTTGAGAAATCTCAAAAAATTCATGCAAGAAAAGATCTTAAAGATTATACTCATGATGATAAACAAGGTACATCGAATCCATTTTCTACCGGCAAAAAACAAGAAAAGGTTGCTCGTAAAACAGATAAAGCTGTACAAGATGATGGAAAAATGTACCAAAAATATACAGATAATGATCGATTATATGATCCAGAATCTGCAGATTATGATCCAAAGCATGCTGCTAAAGTTTTAAGTAAACGACAAAAAACAGATTCAGATGAATATTTAAAAAAATTAGAATTAATTGACCATGGTGTAACAACTCCAGAAATTCAAGAACGAATTAATAAATTAACTACTAATCAAAAAGAATTATTAGTTAGAGAATATATTCGAAGAAAAATTTTAAAAGTATTACGCGAACAGGGAGATGATGCATCAACTGAAGAACTTCCTGCTGACGATGCGCCGGAAGAAACTCCAGCTGGAGATACACCAGAAACGCCTGATGCTGCTGCAAAAGAAACACCTACCGAAACTCCAGCACCAGCTGCTGCAGCTGCAGCAACGCCTGCACCAACAACCCCAACACCGGCGCCAACAACGCCAGCTCCGACTACACCAACACCTGAAACTACTCCAGCAGCTGCAGATAAAAGTGGCGAAGAAAATGATGTTAAAAAAGATGTAGAGCAACAAGAAGCTGAGAATATCATGGCTATTAAAAAATGGTTAGAGTTTTTAAAACAAAAAAAGCAACGAGGGCCAAACTCTATGGTATCAGCTGCAATATCACCATTGTCAAAATTAATTGCAAAGCTAGATCCAGAAGACTTAGAACGAGCTAAAAATATTGCAATTCGACAAATTAAAAGTATTAGTGCTCCAGAACAAACAACCGATGATGCTGCAGAAGCAAAATAAATAAAAATAAATAAGTTATGTCAAAAAAGTTACAAAATGTTAAAGCAGTTCAACAAATGTTGGATGGTACTCATAAGTTTCAAACCAAAAAAACAGTTGGGTTTTCTGATGCAAAAAACAAAGCAGAACATTGCGAAATTGGCGATACATGGGAAGAAACTGATACTTATGGAAACGTGTACATTGTAGAACAGCGTGACGGATTTCGCATAAGAAAAACAAAAAATTCTGATTTATTCCAATCAGTACGAGATGAATTACAAGCATTTCCTAATTGTAGAAAAGAAACTTGCACATGTATTGGAACACATCAATTAGATCAAAAAATGAGAAAAATTCATGGAATGTGTTTTGACTGTGTAATTGAAATGGAACACGAATTAAAAAAAGCTGGCAAGTATGAAAAATATGAACAAGATAAAATTCGAGAAAATGCATTAGCTTGGTTGCGAGATGCTGAACGAGATGTCGAAATGCTAAAACAAGCATACACACAAGTACAGCAGATTGTAGCAAATTCAGATGGACATGTAGAACATTGGTCAGCAAAAATGACTGCAGAAGAATTTGAAAACACTATTCAAAAACAATTTGAAGAATTCAAAATAAATTTTTTAGAAAAATTAAACAAAAAAGAAAAACACAATGAAAACAATTAAAAAATATTGGGCTGCTATTGTAGGAGCAATTTTAGCACTCATTGCTATTATATTTGCAAACGATAAATTTAACAAAAAGAAAGTTTCAAAAATTGATAAAAAAATTGATGACAACAATCAACAAATAGATGTACTTCAAGGTAAAACTGAAGTAATCGACGATCAACGCAATGCAGTTAAACAAGACATTCAAGCCACTAAACAAGATATTGCAACATTACAAGATGCAAAAGAAAATATTCAACCTGCAGAATTACCAGTTGATAAAGCAAAACAAAACATTTTAAATAAAACACGTCGTGGACGAAAATCAAAAAAATAACATGAAACGATTATTAATAGCATTATTATTTCCCGTATTTGCTGTTGCACAGACTACGCCGGATACATGTTTCACCCAGCAAGAAATTGTTGATATTTCATATACATTAGATTCATTATATGCCGCAGATTCAATTAACAATGCAATGATTGAAACATTTAAAACATTAACGACACAACAATCAGTACTGATTAAACTAGATTCTATACAGCTTGTATATAAAAATCAACAAATCAAATTGTTGCAAGAAAACGTAGATCTATACATACGCAGAGAACAATATCTTAAACCAAAATGGTATGATTCAAAAGGATT